CTTTGTAAAACATTGGTAGGTAGTATTTTGTTTAGAAATTGTGCAGCCATTTAATACCGCCGCTATGACTGCAACCATAAAAAGTAGGGCCGCATATTTAGCCCAGTAACGCGGCGGCTTCATTTGCTGTTAGTCCAAGTTTGTCTAGGACTGCTTGCCGCGCGGCTGCTTTAGCGGTTTCGGCTTGTGCGTTTGCTTCGGCTTCGGCTTGGGCGATAAGTAACCATGCTTCGTGTGCGGCTTGTTCGGCTTCGGTCATGTTGCGTTCTACGCCGTTGTCATTTGTTCGCATTGTCATACCGTCTTTGAGTATCCAAAAATTGTGTAACTGCCCGTAATGTTTGCGCTAGTTCCTAAAATTTTTATACCGTCATAAGATGTAGCGGTTGAGTGGTTGCCAGAATAAAAGATAAATGCAATGTTTCCATATCCACCGTCGTTTCGGTTGGTTTGCGATAACAAGTTGGTAGGTTCTGCAAGTTGAGGCCCCGATATTTCTACAACTGCTAAAGATGTAAACGCGCCGTCAGTATTGTTAGCAATAGAAACAGACGATTGTGACGCATTTCTTTGACTTGCAACAGTTGTGCTGCTCGCGCTCAAAAATTGTGAGTTGTAGTTAGTGGTCGCATCAACGGTTGCGGCGCGAAATTGTACTGCAAGTAATCCAGTTGTCATTGAGTAACGAACGATAAGTTTATAGTTCGTATATGCGCTAGTAAAAATGCCGTCTGCTGTCACGTTGGCTACATTGCTAAACGCTGTTTCCGCTTTGACACACACAAGGCCTGGCGTAGTTCCGACAGCCTGCCAAGTTGCGCCATCGTAATATTGCGTCGTGTTCGTATCCTCAAGGTAAGCAAACTGGCCTTCGGCAAGTGTCTTTTCGCCTGTGCCACCAAAAGCCGCGTCACGAGTGACGGTAGTGGCAAAAACGGGTATGCCAGTATTAGTTTGCGTAACTTGCGCGGCCGTGAGGACTTGCCCACTTGTAAATACTGGTACTGCTGTTTGTGCGTTGGCGCCCATGGGTTTACTTTATCCTAAAACGGGTTGCGGGTCTTGTATGTCTAGTTTGCCATAAATCGGGTCGTTAAGTATGAACTGGTAAACGATTACGGTAGGCGCCGTGTAATAGGTGACCCTGTGACCTGTAACAAAATCTAGGCGGTGTTCCACGCCCTCGACGCTTAACTCTTGGGCCACTTCGCCGCCGGCAATAGTGTTCGTGATCGTGATCGTGTCGCCAATATCTACTAGCGCTAGGGCTTCGCGCTGGGCCGTGGTCAGCATTAGGTAATCGGTTTGCACTGCTGTAAACGTGGCCTCAGGTTCGCCTACAAGTAGGTAACTGGCAAGCGTGGCGGCGGCTGCGTCATTGTGTAACAGGCTGTCAGTAATGCTTACCGTTTGTATTAAGTATTTGGCTTGGCTGGCTAGATCGTCAGCAACCTCAGGCACCGTAGCGCCCAAGTGTTGGATACTGGCCCTGTTTACTACCTGATCGGCGTTATAGGTTATGCCTAAATTGTTATAGGGAATGTTTGTGCCGTCGTCGTGGAAGTCTGCCACGCTGCCGCTGAGGGTATTACCTATCCTTGGGTCGAAGTTCAGTACTCCCGTTCGCGACATAAAAACGCGGCCCTGTTCGGCCTGTTGTATTTGGTTGAGGTAGGCCTTTACGTTTGTACCTTCGGGCACGGTGTAGGCGGCAGCGCCGCCCAATGTTTGGGTGCCTGTGTTTATGTTGCGACTAAGTGCCGGGTAATTAACTTCGGGCAGATCGAGTACAGCAGTAAGGCGGGCGCTAGATAATTGTTCGGATACGTTAAACTCGGCGAGGCTGGTTTGCGCTAATAAATAAAAATCGTCAGCACAATAAACAGTAACTAAATTATTCCCGCCCAACTCGTACGAATAATCATAGTTCACTATTTGCCCTACAAACAGCGCTACAAACGTGTTGGTGCTGTCATAACGGCCTAGCGATACTCGACGTAAAGGCGCCAACGTGAACTGCCCGGCAGGGTCTACGAACGGGCTAGACGTGTATAGCGGGTTTAGTATTCCGTTGGCTAGTGTGTCGTCGAGGGTAAACGACATTGTGCCAGCGCTGAATTGGTCACCTATCTCGCGGCGGCCACGGGTTACCGAAACGTTTTTAGCGTATTCCAGCATTGGTGCAAACTCGGTTAAGCCGTCTAAAACAAACTCAGTGTTATTTAATACGCCGCGTGTTGCGTCATCAAGCGTAAACGCGTTCAGCATGAAACCAGTGTCTATAAACAGTTCATAGTTACCGCTAGCAATTACTGACGTGGCCATTAGCCCACCTGTATATTTGCGGGGCCTGCCGAACGGTTATAAGCGCGGATACTGTTTACTACCGCCTGCCCTACTTCCGCGCTAGTAGCAAGGCCGCCCGTAACGTTTACGGTAAGGCTGGCGAAGTCCTCGTAGCCTTGGCCCGGGCGTTTTGGTATTACTCGGCCTACTGGTTGCGGGCTGATTGCTTCCGCAAACCCCGCACCTATGCCTTTAATGTCCGGCAACTTAATACCCTTTTGCCCCAACTTGGCTTGGGCTGCAGCAAACGCCGCTTCGACGCCCTGCAAATATGACTGTGCGTTAGAAACGCCGGCACCGTACCATTGGCTGGCGGCTGACTGACCGATAGTAAACGCGGCCTGTTCGGCTGCCATCACTAGGGCGTTAGTTTCTTGGATTGCTGTAGCGCCGCCCTTAATAAGTTCGGCTGCAATAGCCGCGCCACTTTCGCCGCCCGCTTCGAGTACGGCCTTTAATGCGTCTTGGGATAGCCCCATGCCTAACAGTGTTTTAACGTCTTGGCCGTACTTGACAATACCTGCTACCTGATCGCGTAGGCCCTGTAGAAACCCGGCGCCTGTTTCGTCGCCTGCGTCTTTAGCGTCTTGGAAACTAAACGCGTCTTTAATGCCGTCGCTAACGTTCGTAGCAAAATCGCTAAACGCCTCTTGCGCTTCGGCTAACTGGGTTTGCGCGTTGGCTAGTGCGTCTGCCAAATATGTTTTAAGTGCGTCGCTGGCCTCTTTAACGCGTTCGGCCATTTTCTTAGCCTTATCGGATACCCCGCCTATAGCAGTGTCTACTTCCTCAATGGCTGGTGGCAGTGGGGTTAGTGACCCGCCGAACGTGCGATTACCTTCCACGGCTGATTTGGTGGCGTTTTTGTAAACCATAAACGCGCCAGCAGCAACTACTAGCCCGGCAGCAATAGCGGCAGCACCTACGCCCAACGTTAAGGCCGTATTGGCAGCAGCAGCGCTAGCAGCCAGTGACCAATTCAGCGCGGTAGTTACTATTGTTACCGCGTTAGCGATAACTTGCGCGGCCTTAAATCCGATTAGCGCCGTAGATATTGCGGCAATAGTGGTAGCAACGGCTAACAGTGTGCCGGTGTGATCTGCAGCCCAATTACCAAACTCGATCAGGTACGGCAGTACAGCAGGCAATAACGCCATACCTATACTTTCCTTGGCTTCGTCTAATGCCACGTTAAGGCGCTTAAATTGCCCTTGCGCGGTACCTGCTGCAACAGCGGCTTGACCACCAAACGTTTTAGCCATAGCAGCCATAACTTCGTCGAGGCTGGCACCGTCTTTTATCATTTTCTTTAGTTCAGGCGATAGCAGGCCTAACGCTTTATAGTTGCCGCCGTACGCTTTTGCTAGCGCGTCACTGACCGAACCTAAATCCTTGCCCGTGCCGGCTGAGATATCCATAGCCAGTTTTAGGCCGTCGGTTGCTGCCGTTACGTCTTGGGTTACGCGAACCAGTGACGCAAACGCGGGGCGTAGTTCATCATCAGCAACGCCAGTAGCCAGTGACATTACCGATATTTGTTCCTCGATTGCGGCTATTTGGCTGTCGGTTGCGCTAGTAACGTTTTGTAAGGTTTTGGCTAATATCGCTTGCGCGGCGCTGTCCTCTACGGCGGCTTTAATGCTGTACCCGGCAGCAACAGTAAGCGCGCCCATAGCGGCAACTGCTGGTAGAAACGCTTTACCTGCTATATAGCCCGCTTTTTGTGACGTGGTTTCTAGCGCCTTTAGTTGGGTAATCGCTTGCTGAAACCCTTTGCCTTCGAGGCTGCTTATGATCGGTATGTTAATTGCCATGGCGTGTTACCAGTTTTCGGTTTGTCTTTTCCATAACAGTATCTACGATTTGCATAACCTTTTCGGTGACTGCCTCGCGGTTATTTTCTACGGCAATATCCACGGCGCGCGGCTGACCGCCTACGTCGGATTGTGCTTCTAGGTTTGTTACAAACGTGCCTTGCGTTTTTGCCCCGGCATGGTCATAGATTGCGCCTGCCGCGTCAGCCTGTTGGATAACCATAAGTTGGTAGGGCTTAGAACCGTAAACTACTTGGCTGGTATAACGGTTGCCTAGATCATCACTACGGTTAAAGTTTACGTAGCGTTCCTTGCTGGCCCGTACACCTACTTTTACCTTAAAACCTTTTTGTACTGCGTCAGTACGCCAACTGGTATTACGGCCTTTAACTAGATTGCCGCGAACCATGCCCGACAATGGCGCGCCGTTTTGTTTGCTGTTATCAAAATGGGCAACCATGCTACGCGCTTCGCTAACGATCTGCTGGCCAGCGCCACCGATCTGTTTAGTTACTTCTCGGCGGTACTTATTATCAAAATCGTTTAATTCTTTTAGCGCCTCTTTAATACCGTAGATTTCGGGAATAGCCGCGCGCGCAACCATTACTTACCGCCGCGTTGCTTGTTCAGTATTTCTATGGTGGCGTTCATATCGTCTAATTCGAATGATAGTTCACTAGGCCAAAAACCTGTTGCTACTAAGATTTCGGCAAGTGCGCGGCGCACCGTGCCGTTTAGGCTTTTGGGTCAGCGGCCTCGACTACCTCAATAGACGCCAGCGAACTAATGAACTGGTCAAGGTTGCCCGGTACCGTGGTACCTGTAGCGCGTGTTGCTTCGTAGCAAAGATACGCCAAATCCTCAACGCCTACGCCTTGCGCCATTTCTGACGCCTTACGCCTGTACTTGCGTTCCCACGCAACCACGGTACTTAGGTTAGTGGTAACTGTGTTTGTAGTGCCGTCGTTAAACGTTGCTTTAAGTGTTAATTGCATTGTGCCTGCCTTTGTGTCGGGCCGTTGCCGGCTTTAATTAAACTTCGAGTACTGAGTAAACGCCGCCAGTAAAGGTAACGCTTACGGTGCCAAGTGCGCCCAATGCCAACGTGTACGGGATCGCTTCCAAGTATGCGCCTGTAAGGGTCATGGTTGGGTTTGTAGCAGTGCCGGGGCTGGTTGCTGACGGTGACCACGAAACGGTTACCGCGGTGCCTACCAATGCTTTAAGCGTTGCGTAAGTTTCGCTGGTAGCAAACGACGCGTACAAATCAAGTTGCAGCGTAGAGTTTTCGAGGCCTGCAGTGTAACTGCGTGACGTGGTGCCAAAAGCAGTACTTTCCAGCGCCTCAATAGTGCGCGTGAAAACCAAACCTTGGCACTGATCCTGCAAAGAAACTGCGTTCACGGTCACGTTCGGATTGCTGAGATAAGTTGAGGTTGCCATAGTAGTTAGTCCTTTGGTGTGTTCTTGCTATTAGTTTTAGCAGGTTTTGGGGTTTCATTTGTGGATTGCTTTAACAGGCCGCCCTCAACTAGGGCCGCTACGTTTATGCCGTTGGCGGCTGCGCCTTCGGCGTCGTATTCTGTGCCGGGTTTGCCTAAGCGTGGACTAATGATCGTGTAAGGCATTTGGTTTCCTAACTGGTTTGGGCTTGCATTTCTATAGTTAAATCGTAGGCGGGCATTTCGGCCCCACCGATAACAGCAATAGTAGGGCGGCCAGCGGTTACGGCAACGTTTTTACCTACTACTAAACTGGCTAGGTGCATAAGGTTTCGCTGGGCGTCAAGGTTGCCCGGGCCAAGGGTTATTAGGCGCACCGTGTAGGTCAGTTGCACTATGTTTCCGCCGCCGCCGTAAACCACAAAACTAGGCGCGTCAATGAACGCACAAGGCGGCACAAGGTTACGGGGGTCTGTTACTACCTGCAGCCCTGTAACGGTTGTTAGCGTGGTTGCTAGATCGTCTAGCGCCTCATTAAACAGATCGGTGTAGGCAACAGGCATTAGGCAACCTGTGGCCGTGGTATGCCTAACAGCATTTTAATAGCCGGGCTGAGGCCTACCGAACTGCCAGCGGCCATACCGTCAAACGCTGCAAAGTCTGTTACCGCGCCGCGTTGCCTGTAAAAGAAACCGCCAAGGCTGATCGTGCCAAGGGTTACCTGCCCATTAGGCGACGTGGTA